GGATCACCTTGGTGGTGCTTGTGAAGTGTTTCCGTTTGTTGTTGAGCATAAAGTGGAAAGTGTTGTTGAGGCTGGTTATGACGGCTTCTGCATTGATGGCAAGTTCCCATCTACTTGCCTTACAGGTGTGGAGATTAAGGACAAAGGCTACCTTGGTGCTATCCGTGATTACTCAAAGCTGTCAGATCCAGTTAAGATTGTTAACGAGAAGCTGGCTCCGTTCCTAGCTGAAGCTGAATATCGCCAGTGGTTCTCAACGGAAATCCGAGTTACCGAGGATAACACGCCTTATCTCATTGACCTCACTACCCGCTGTCCAGCCCCTCCATCTGCCCTGTATTGGGAGATGATTGATAATGTGGCGGACATTGTGGAGGGTGGGGCTAATGGTGATCTTATTGAGCCAGAGTGGAGATATAAGTATGGGGCGTTAGCCGTCATCACTTCTGACTTTGCCGCAGAACGCTGGTGCCCAGTTAGCAACGATCCAGAAGTGGATCAGTGGATTAAGTGGCGTAACTACGCAAACATTGAAGGCCAAGGCTATATCATCCCAACAGATGGAGTTAAGATGATTGAGATTGGGGATTGCATCGGCGTTGGCGACACTATGGAAGAAGCAATTAATGCTTGCAAAGATCACGCCGAATCTGTAGATGGATTTAATGTAGTGGTTAATACAGACTCTCTTATTGATGGTCTGGATGAAATCACTAAAGCTGAAGAGCATGGGATAATCTTCAGTGATGAAAAGCTCCCAAAGAAAAAAGACTTAATTAAATGACATACGAAGAGTGGAGGCATGATGTAAGTCTTGCCTCGCAGTTAAAGGAGGCACTTGCCTTGCCTGTTATCCAGAAAGCATTATCCGTTGTGGATTCGCTTACTGCCGCTAAAGCCCTTGGAAGCACTAACGCTATCCTGCAAGTGGCATCTAATAGCCATGTGCTGTTTGGTTATGATGCTGGACGAGCCAGTATTGTCTCTGACCTCCATAACCTTGCAGTTGTTCCAGAAGAAGTTAACGAAATCCCGCCATCCTATATTGGAGAGTTTTAATTTATGTCAGACCCAAACCTAAACACGACTGCACCCGCAGAACCAAACATCGGAAACACGCCACCCCCAGTGGACGAAAGTTGGGAGAGCCAAATCTCCCGCCAACTAAAGAGCAAGCCCAAGATTGAGAGGACAGACCTCAAGAGCTTGGAGAGTCTTCCAGAGATGGCTATCCCTGTCCCAGATGGCATGGACGAGGTGTCCACGCAGGAGAGCGAAGACTTCCTCAAGCAGATGGAGGGAGGTTCCACGGAATCCAAGGCCGAATCCAAGAAGGAGGTTAAGGCCGAGGAGACAAAGCCAGATAACAGCTTTGACATTTCTGACATTGATCTGTCCAAAGACCTAGAGCCTGTTGCCGAGAAGAAGAAGAAGTCCAAGGAGGACAACATCGCAGAGCTTCGCAAGAAAGCGGAGAGCTACGAGGAAACACTTAAATCCAAAGATACGGAAGTCCAGACCTATCGGGAGAAGCTAGAGAAACTGGAAGCGGAACTGGAACGCACCGCATTTGAGCGTTCCCCTAAATTCAAGGAAAAATATGAAGCACCATACAAAGCAAGCATTGAACAAGCGGCGGCATTCGCCCAAGAGATTGCAGACGATCCAACCATTGCGGAGAAAGCCCTCTCGCTCAAAGGCAAAGAGCGGATTGAGTTCATCGACGAGAGCTTCGGTGGTGGAGCGGCTTCGGCCCAGTTCCTTCAGCTTGTCAACGATGCTGACAGCAAGCGGGGAAGTCTGGAAGGAGCTTTGGCAGATTATCGGAACACTGCCGTTGAAATTCAGCAAGCAGAAACCCAGTCCCAATTCCAAACAGCGGAAACGATAAACAAAAACTTTGACCGCATGAAGGCTCACCTTGCCAATAAGAGTGAGTTCTTCCGTGAGGTGGAAGGGGACGATGACCACAATAAGGCCGTGAGTGCAAGAGTTGAGGCCGCTCGTGCAATCATCCACGGCAACGCCAGCCAAAATGAAATGGTTGTCGCCCCCTTCCTTGCGGTGATCGCAAAGGAGGCAGTTGCAGAGAACGAGAAGCTGAAGGCCGAGCTTGCCAAATACAAGAGTAGGGCGGCGGCTGATGCCGCAGTCCAGCCTCGCATCACAAAAGGAAGCTCGTCTGATGATGAGGGAGAAACTAGAGGAAAGCCAAAATCGGCACTTGACTCCATCCGCTCACAACTGCGAAGCTACTAATTCAGCGTGGGAAAAACGGAAGCCCCTCTCTCCTGCAAGTGCAGATAGGGAGGGGTTTCTTATTTTATGAAGCTACAGACATACGGCCTAGATTTCAGCAAGCACCCAGCCATAACGCAACTGGAGATAGAGTTGCTGATGGTTGCTGATCAAGACCCATCCCGCATCACAGGGATTAGCAGAGGGCAACACATCAAGCATTGCATCTCCATGCTCTGGCCCGATGTGATTAAGTCATGGAATGACTGGAACGAGTTAGCTCTCTGGGCTTGGACAAACTACGACGAGATTGGAGTTACTGGCTGTGCCGCCGCAGGCAAGACCTTCACATTCACTCTCCTGTCCCTTGTTGAATACTTGGCTAGGCCGATGGGGACTCGTGTGGCTCTAACCAGCACAACTGTTCCATCCCTGCGTGGGCGTATCTGGGCCGAGATGATGAGGTTTGTGAGGCCATGCGTCCCGCTCTTTGGTCTTAATGTTGTGGACTCCCAGACCAAGATCCAGTTTAAGAAGGGCGACGATAGGAGTGCCATCATAGCACTGGCAGTGGATAGCGGAGCCGTGGAGCAGGCCGTTGGTAAATTGCAGGGTGTTCACTTGCCAAGGGTTTGCATCATGGCTGACGAAGCCGCCCAGACAAATCCAGCTATCTTCTCGGCTAGGGCCAACTTGCAAGTGGGAACGGACTTCTATCACTTTATTGCCATTGCCAACGCATCATCCATGTTCGACCCTCACGGCCTGTTCTGTGAGCCAAAGATGGGCTGGGGAAGCATTGGGGATGATGATGAGCATTGGGAAACCAAAAGCGGAATCTGCGTGAGGTTTGATGGGCTAAAGTCTCCCAACATCAAGGCTGGCAGGGTTATCTATCCCTATCTCTTCTCACAGGAGAATGTTGACATCATCAAAAAGAACTACGGAGAGGGTAGCTTGGAGTGGAATAGCTATTGCAGGGGAATGTGGAGCAAGAGCGGGGCGAGGAATACCATCCTAGACTCCGCAATGATCACGGAAGGAAAGGCTAGAGAGGGCGTTATATGGGCTGGTGGTGGCATTAAGACCATTGCTGGGCTTGATCCCGCATTCACTACGCAAGGCGACGATTGTATCTTGAGATTTGCAAAGGTGGGCAAGGCCGCTGACGGAGACATCACGATGCTCCTCACCGATACCATCCGTCTTAATCTCATGGATGATCCGAACTATCCGCTGTTCTATCAAGTCGCAGACCAAACGATTAACGAGCTTGAGAAGCGTGGCGTTCAGCCAGAAGACTTTGCACTGGACTCAACTGGTGCTGGTGCTGGCATAGCTGACATCATCTCCCAGAGGTGGCAGGGTGGCTTTACTAGGGTGAGCTTTGGAGGGGCATCTACAGACGCTCCAGTGAGCGTGGAGGACACAAGGCCAGCCAAGCAAGTCTATGCCAATCGGGTGACTCAACTATGGGGACAGATCAAGGTTGTCGTTATGGGGGGAAGACTCCGAGGCATGGATGATCAGACTGCACGAGAGCTTTGTGCCAGAATCTATTCACTCAAGAATGAGAAGATTCTGCTTGAGAGCAAGAAGGAGTTAAAGCGGAGAACCAAGGGAAACTCACCAGACAGGGCCGATGCCCTTGCGTTGCTTGTGGAGTTGTTTGTATCACAAAACGGCCTTGGAGAAGCCACTGGAAGTCAAGAACAAAATAATGACAACTGGGAAGAATTTGTTATGGACAACGATATGGAATCTGACTATCGCTAGTCGCATGGAAGGCAATTGGTCAGTCCACCAAATATCATTTAAAGAGGTTGAGCCGTGGGTTCTGAAGCGTCATTACGCTAGGAGGATTCCACCCATCTCATATGCGTTTGGAGCATTTGACGGAAGCTCTTTGATTGGGATAGTAACCTATGGGGTTCCTTTAAGCTCCACATTGAGAACTGGAATTTGCGGGAAGGAATGGGAGCCACAAGTGCTTGAGCTAAACCGCCTTTGTTGCAAGAACGACAAAAACATTGCAAGCCGCCTTGTTGCAGGGTCAATGAATCTTTTGCCAAAACCAAAGATCATTGTGAGTTACGCAGACTCATCGCAGGGCCATATTGGATATGTTTACCAAGCTTGCAACTTTATTTACACAGGCATAACCAAGAGGATTTTTGACTGGAAGATCAAGGGTAGTGAAGACTTGCACCATTGCTCAATAGGAGACGAGTTTAGGGGGAAAGACAATAGGCTCCAGAGGATGAAGGACAAGTATGGGGACTCTCTTTACAAGGAGGAGAGATCCCAAAAGCACAGATACATTTTTTTTGTCGGTAGCAAGAAAGAAAAAAAACAAATGAGTTCTTGCTTAAAATATAAAACCGAGCAGTATCCAAAGGGGGATGTAAAAAGGTATGATGCCAGTGCGACATTCGACACGCAGATGCTTTTGATCTCTTAACACAACAAACACTATGGAAAAAACAAAACTGGTGCGTAATGCACCTCATCAAAAATACCATCTAGCTGATGGAACCCAAGTGCCGGGGGGTAGCACTATCTGCAAGATCGGAGACGATCCATCTGCCCTAATTCACTGGGCATGGAACCTTGGATCGCAAGGCAAGGACTATCGCAAGGAGCGAGACAAGGCCGCTGACATTGGAACCATCGCTCACTTCATGATTGAGTGTATGCTCAATGGTAATGTGGCTGATCTCTCCGATTACGATGAGGCCGACATAGCCAAGGCTCTTGTGTGCTACACCAAGTTCCTCGACTGGTGGGAGCTTCAGAACCTCAAGGTGGTAGCCCCAGAGATCCAGCTTGTTAATGAGGAGTATCGCTATGGAGGGACGATTGATCTCATTGCTGTTGACGCTGACGGCGACCATGTGCTGTTGGATTTCAAGACTTCCAAGAAGATCAGCGAGAGCTATTGGCGGCAATGTGCTGGGTATGCAAACCTTTGGAACCATAATGGGTGGGAAGGTGATATTGATGCCGAAGACCACAAGATCACCAACCATGCCATTGTCCGTATCGGCAAGGAGGAGGAAGGTGACTTTGAGGTGGTGTGGCGTGAAGACTTGTCCAAGGAGTGGTTTGTCTTCCAGAAGCAAGTTGACCTTTACTGGGCATTGCAAGCCGCAAAGCCAGAGCCAAAGCGTAAGAAGAAGGCATGAACCTTCCATCATCACAAGATGCGGAGAGGGCACTC